GGGGCAAGCATAACGTAGCCATTGTGCTTGATGTCGATTCCTGGCAGGTTGGCAGCTTTTAGATTTCCGATAAGCTGCTCATTGCCATCCACCTTGTAGAAGATGTGGCGTCCACGGACCGTTTGCCCCTTGTGGCTGTAGCTACCAGTCATAGCCTCAACGGTTGGAGGCAGGGCTCCCTCAACCATTTCTTCAAACTTAGCAAACGACTCAAAACCACCAGAACGTGGGTCGATGTCAATTACAAAAAATCCAGATGGTTGGCAAAATACACCAATGTTGTATTCTGGGTTTACTTCCCACCAAGTAGCAACGGTATTGACGTCACTGGTGGCGTTTAGATTCCATTCGCGAATAGCTGGGTGCTTACCAGCATCCTTAGGCTCTGCGTGTGGTGCGTTACAGGTGCATCGACCACTGTCATCGATGCCGTGACAAGGAAGAAGCTTCCAATCTAGCCCTGCGTAATAGCGGACAGCCTTAGCTAGTCGCTCTGTGTGTGTCGTTTCGTTTTGAGACATTAAATCTACCAACCCTCTCCGATTAGCTTGGTATAGACATCATACACAAACTTTTTGGGGATGACAAATACCCTATGGTTTTTGTGTGTGTTGAACTTCAAGTGTATCACTAAACCTGACAATCGTGTGCTTAGCGATGCTTTATACTTGATTATAGATGTCTTCTCCCTCAGAAAGTACTACCATTAAAAAATGCTAACCCCCATCGAGTACGCTTACTACATCACAGGAACCCTAGTAGCCGTGGGCGGTGTAGCAGTCGGAATCTCAAAAATCTATAAATTTGTAAATCGCCTAGCTGAAGCGGTAGGAGCAGACAAAAAAGGCCGCACGGTTGTCGAACGTTTGGAGCGCGTAGAACACCAACTTTGGGAAAATGGTGGAAGCTCTTTGGCAGACCGAGTCAATGTTCTAGCCTTGGAATCTAAAGAAAATATCGCCGAAACACGATTTATTAAAAAGATTCTTTTGGCAAATTACAAAGTTGATTTCGACGATGATGGTGTCCAGGACACTGGAGAAGTTACAGTAGTCGAGACTCCAAAGCCAAAAAGGACTCGAAAAAAACTCTAAACATATACTCGAACTTTTCTGCACACTGTAATAGACTATAAATGACACAAATAAGGAGTTACGCATGTCACTTGCTAAGCGTCTTTCTGAGGCGAGCACTACACCAAAAATCCGCCTCTGCAAGCTAGGTGTCTTACTAGCTGGAGATTCTCTATCAAAAGAAGATAAAAAGTATCTCATCGAAGCCCTCAATACTCGCGAGGGTGTTCCAGGGCGACTAACCAATACAGATATCGGAGTTGCTCTTCGCGAAGAAAAACACGACATCTCCAATAGCGCAGTTGACCGTCACCGCCGCGGTTCATGCGGATGTCCGAAAGAAGAAAAATAATGAGCTTGTCTAAGCGTCTTCAAGACCTGGCTTCAGCGGGTCAATCTGGTTCTGATGTAAAAGCACTGAACACTCCAGAAGATTGGCGTCCTAGAATGGACGTAGACACAACTAAGGGTGGCTTTGTTATTTCACAGCCTCGACCTTCTGCTGAAATCCCAGATGCAACGCAAGTTTTAGAAGAGTTCGGACTTGACCCACGCGATTGGACAGTTACCTCAATGCGTCGCGGTAAGTGGCAGACTTACCACGGAGAGTGGCTTGAGTCAGTTCGTGTAAACCTATCCCCCACTGGTATTTCTTATGGAGACCAACTAGACGCTGAAGCGCTAATTGATGAAATTAAGAAGTGGCGTCCAGAGCGTGGAATCAAGCAGAGCACAGGACGCGGCGGAGCATTCCTAGCTGCACCAGCAGACCAACAAATTGGTAAAAAAGCTGGCAGCGAAGGTACTCAGCAATCGATTGACCGAATCCTAGAACTGACGGAAAAATCGGTACAGCGCTTCGAGATGTATCGCAAGATGGGTCTAAATCTGGGAACCATCGCCCTACCGCTTCCAGGTGACCACGTCGAAGGTAACGTGTCTCAGGGTGGGCGTCTACAAGGTTTAGCAGCTTCTGACCTAGGACTGACCGAGCAGGTTCGTGTTGCTCGACGTCTGCTAATGGCTCAAATTAAAGCTCTTGCTCCACTTGCTGAAAACATGATTGTGCCTGTAGTAAACGGAAACCACGATGAAGTAACTCGTCAAGTTGCAGCTGACCCAGCAGACGGTTGGAATGTTGAAATCGCTTCAGCAGTTCAAGATGCTTGCGCCGAAAACCCAGCCTTGCAGCATGTTCAATTTCGCTACCCATCTTCTGGACACCAGACGCTGACCGTTGATATCGAAGGAACCATGCTTGGTATCTTTCACGGCCACCAAATGCGCGACCCGATGAAATATATTGCAGGACAGGCAGCGGGACAGACCGCCCTAGGAAATGCAGATGTGTGGATTTCTGGTCACTACCACAATTTTAAGTGCACAGATATTGGACACCGCCTTTGGGTGCAGTGCCCGACAACTGACCCAGGCTCTGAGTGGTTCCGTGACCGTGCAGGTATGAATTCTAAGCCAGGGCTGCTAACAATGGTAATTGGCGAAAACTATGACCCACGCGAATTCATCAGTGTAATCCCCGTGAAGTAATGTCAAGTAAAACCTACTGCGTCGTTTGGGACGAAATGCTAAACAATGGTCTAAATGTAGACCATCAACTGGCGTCAGCAGGTTTGGATTACCTATTTTACGATGTGACCACAAATCCTACGCCCCGAGAAAATTGGGTTATTGCAGAAAAAGTTAGATACTTCGGTCATTTTTACAACGCGTTAGTTGATTTTTCTAAAACCGAGCATGATGTATTTATTTTCAATGCAGGAGATGTATTCTCTCCAGACCAAGCTCAGTTCACAAAAAAGACAGAATTTGTGTTTAGCCGAGATTCTAATATTTGGATGTTTGCTCCATTTATTGTTGGCGATGATAGTGGTGGAGAAGTAACTAAAATTGCAAAATCTCAGATGTATGAGGGATTCATTCTTACTTGCTTCATAAATGGAATCTGGTTTGCCCTTCACCGAGAACTGGCACTGTTTATGCTCAAATTTTATGAATGGTCTTTAGCAGACGGATTTTTTAATTTTACGGACTTTATTTCTGGCTGGGGACTAGACATGATTTATGCAGCATGGACTTTATATAACAATAAAAAAATATATAGAGACAATATGACTATGATGCAAACTCCACAAAGCTCAAGCTACAACAAAGATAAAGCTAGAGAAGAATATAAAATTCTTCTATACAAATCTAAACAATTCGTTAAAAGTATTGGATATGACGACAATCTTTATACCGAAATACTGAATCGAATGCATGTAAAAGTTCATCAGAGTGGTCCATCTGTTTCGATAGAAACTATGTATCCAAACCATCCAAACATAAGCGAGTTTAAATACTAATGAGAATTTATAACGGCGGAACCTACGACCTATTTCATTGGGGGCACGTTGAGCTTCTTAGGCGTTTAAAAGAGATGGCTGGGCCAGATGGCGTAGTGATTGTGGCCGTAAACACAGACGAGTTTGTAGAGCAATTCAAAGGCTCTAAACCAATTATGTCCTTAGAAGAGCGCATGGCTGTCCTACGCGGATGTAGGTATGTAGACGAAGTTATTGTAAATTGGGGCGGACCAGACTCTAGAGAAGCAATCATCGAGTCTAAAGCAGATTTTGTGGTGACAGGCACTGACTGGGCAGAGCGCGACTACATGAAACAGATGAGCTTTACACGAGAGTGGCTTGAATCTTATAACGTAGGATTTGGATACCTTCCCTACACAGAGGGAATCAGCACTACAGACATCAAAAAACGTTTAAAAAAGTAGTCTACTTTTTCTTCTTTTTAATTTCGATATCTGCTCGCTCGGCTTTGTAGGCATTTACAGCATTAGCACTTGTGCGACTACGCCAGACAAAACCACAATCCAAACACTCCACTAGGCGCATAGTTGTCCAACGACCACCCTCTGGATTATCCACGATGTGAGTAGCTAGGCGGCTTGTTCTAGCCTGGCAGAACCCACATTGGGGGTATCGATGACGTCGAATCTCATTTCCATCTGCGTCTACAGACAAGATGCGGCGAATTTCATTTTCATCACGGCCACCCCATACGCCCCAGATTTGCTTAGTCTCTAGTGCCCATTTGATGCAATCTTTACGAACAGGACAGGTAAAGCAAAGATTCTTTGCATCATACTTTTCCTCTGGTTTATTAGAGAAGAAGTTATCAATCTTTTCTCGATAAAAAGGTTTAGCACACTCAGCCTCAGACTGCCAGCTATTGTCAGTTGGTTCCCACATAAATTTCTACCCAAGTAATCGGAAAAACCTTATCAACAATGTCCCCAAAATAGGTCTCACCATGAACATCACAAACTGTAAGGTAGATTTCTTCATCTACCTCGCCAGCGTATCCATAGCTTATTGACGCGGTTTTTATTGCGTTGTATCCGTCACTTAAGCGCGAAACAATTCCGTCTCGCTGAAGTGTTGAAGCTAGAGCACGTTCTACTACCTCATGCTCTACATCAACATGAGTTACCGTGTAAAACACTATAGGCGAACTACTCGTTGAGTTGAAGCCGTTTCCAGCCCACTCGTACCACAAGTGTTCGCCTATGCGTGAATCTTTCATACAATAACTCCTAAGAACTATTGTATAAGATTTATTCAGTTTTTTTATAGAAACTAAACGTTTTTATTGAATTCGTTTTTGAAGTTTTAGAGGGTCGTAATGGACACCTTCAATACTTGGACGCTTGCCATCAGTCGAGTTGACAATAATGTCACCAGAACGGATAGCGGTAATAATTCCTCGACGCCCATTGTGAATAGCCCCAAGCTCACCATCGTATGCGTCATGCATAACTCGAACCTGGTCACCAACCTTGAGGTCACCACGTCTAGCATCTACCCAAATTTCGTCCTTGGCAACAGTAACCAACGAGTGTCCCATTCCTAGGTCTTGAATAAGTTCTAGAACTTGCTTAGCTTGCTCTGGAGACAGCTCTAGGGTTTCCCAAGTTTCAAGCATTTTTAGCACGGCTTTACCAACGGCAACTTTTATTTTTGCTTCTTGGAATTGCTCGCGCACCCATTCGTAATTTACTTTCATTTTTCTTTCCTTAAATTGCCAAAACTTTTTTAAGTTTTGCCATAGCTTCTAGTTTATCAGGGATATTTGCGAGATAAGCTTCCCGCTGTGCTGTAGCGATTAGATTACGATACTCCTCAGAGCCGCTATCGATACCAGCCGCTAGGACTGACCAAGAATCCCCGATACGCCCCGATTCTTTCCATTCTGTAGCTACTGGAGTCCCAGCATTGAGCGCTTGAATGTAGCGGTAGCTCCACCAAGTCCCCTGCTTTTTGTGGGGAGAGATTATTACCCCGACGGAGCGAGCAATTTGGTCAGCAACTTGCTCATCGGTCCAACCCTTATTTACCTTCATAGGTGAGACAGGTCTAGTGACGGTTCTAGTTACTGACTCAGACCACTTAGCATCCGTAGACTCAATGACCCACTTTTCAGCCTTAGCTGTTTCATCTGGGTCAACAAGTAGATATGAGTCCAAGCTGACGTCATGTAGAGATTGAACTGAGCCACCAGGCAGGTTCTTGTAGATGTCTGCAATATCTTTCCAAGGCAGCGCTGGGTAGATAGTCTTAGGCCATGTTTGATTGAGCAGTCTATCGATGCAGTCTAGTAGTCTAGCCTGAATTTGTTTGCTAGATGCAATTTTGGCATAATCCTTGCGGTAAGAATAGAAGTCCTTAACTAACGCTTTAGGGCTGGACCAGATAGCTCGTAAGCTTACGTCGATTTGGTCAACTGTAGGTGCATCAATTAATAGTGTCAGCTTAGGTGACGACCACATCTGGTCAATAATACTCAAAGCTCCGTAAACTCGATTTGAAGCCAAGCTAGTAAGCGGAGCAATACCGACAATGACAGAGTCATATTTGTCTAGGTCTTCCGCCGTGTAAGCCACCTGTGGGTCGCCCCATGTGACGTTGTGACCAGCGCTAATCAACACTTTGTAAAGTACGCCAGAGAAAGACAAAGAGCGATTGTTAGCGTTTGCTGACGCTTGGGAGGCGGTCATTCCTGTTAGGTAGATGTTTGCCAATTTAATTCCTTCTAAATTAGTAGGGGACACCACTCACCGAAGCAAGTGATGTCCCCATCGCTCGAACTATTTCTAGAACGGGGCGTTTGCTGGAGCAGCCAATGGAGCAGCAGGAGCTGGGGCAGGGGCTGGAGCAGGAGCAGGTGCTGGAGCTGGAGCAGGAGCGGCTGCAACTGGGTTCTCGAAAGGAGTAGCAGGTGCAGTGGTCGCAACTGGAGCAGTTGGAGCACCGACGTAGTAACGCTTGATTTCGTTGCTAGTAGTACCGTTGTAAACGCGAGTACCAATCTGAGCGCGGAATGCACGACCATTGAGGGTCGTCTCAATCTGAGCGTTAGTTACGTTTGGGTTGTTGGTGAAGAATTCCTTTGGAATTCCTAGGGCTGCCATCTTCGAGAAGAAGATACCAAGAGCAGTTGAGTTTTCTGGGCTTACGACCAGGTTGTCCCAAACAAGACGCTTTGCAAAAGCACCAGTCTGAACTTCAGCCTTTAGCTTGAACATTGTCTTACCGCTCTGGGTAGTTGTTGCAGTGGCCTCAATTACCTTGAGGTCGTAGTCGCCATTTGGTAGCGGCTCGTAGTTACCGCCAGCGGATTCGCCAGCGTCTTTGACCAAATCGGCCCAGTTGAGTGAACTCATGTTCATCATTCCTTACTTTATCGTTATCAGTCTAGCGACTTGCTAGGCTGACTTTTTCTTTGGCTCGGTTTTCTCGCCAAAAATCATGTCGAGCATACGCTCGATGCCAAGGTTGCCCTGCTCCACAATAGAGCCTAGACGTCCCTGGACGCGCTCTCCAGCCTCAACGGTGTCGGTACGCTCCACATACATACGACGTGCCTTGTAAGGCAGCTGTGTTGGGTCTGGGTTCTGGACAGTCTCAATTGCAAGGTATCCAAGAACATCATAGAAGTATGGCGCTTGAACTGCAAGTTGACCCTGTAGGTATGGACGATAGATGTTGTCCTGACCCTTACGAGACATAGCAGTTAGAACCACGGCCTCTAGCGGCTGGGTTGGGTGCATCGTCAAGTCACGGAGGTCACGAAGTAGTGCACCCATGTGGCGAAGAAGTTCGCCCCACTGCTGCATCTTCATCTGCTCTGTACCAGCGATGTTGTCCATGCACTTAACCTGAAGCTCCGAGATGGAGTCAATGATAAGCGACTTGAACTGGTGCTTACCGCTCTGAAGCCATTGAAATGCCTTCATAACGACGTCATAGTCGCGAACCTGCACGACTACAGTGTCCCAAGTGCCGTCAGCCATAGGTGGCTCCTCGCGCATTGGGTCCCAATACTTGACGTTGATTGGTAGGAAGCGGTGGCCTCCCTCAACGTCGAGCATAAGGCGTGGGTATGGTGCAGTAACGGCAAAGGTTGACTTACCAACCTTTGATTCGCCGTGAACCATAATAGTTAGAGAACGCTGTACTTCAGACATATCTACTCACTACCTTTCTTTTCTTCATTGTTTATTCCGTAATATCCGTATGGGTCGGAAACTTCATACAGGTCTGCAATAGCTGCCTCAGCCGATGAACCATCATCGATTAGTGGACAGATAGTGTAGAACTGGCACTTCCATTTGCAATCCTTACCTGGGCTTGGATATGCAACGAAGTTTGGGTCAGCCCCTCCGTCAAGAGCTTTCTTGACATTCATTAGGTCTGAAATCGTACCATGAATACGCTGCCAAAAAGAGCGCATCGTAAATACGTTGTGTCGAACTTCAATCTGCTCATAGAAAGGAGGCTTAGCGTTAGCTGTGCGCTTTACTTTCTTGAGCATGGTAAAGATGCCACCCTCAGAGCGTTCGCCTGGCTCCTTGTTCTGAGCAGATTCCAAAAGCATGTAGGTAAGAATCTGCTCGTTCATTTGAGCTTGGTTAGCAAAGTCAGCAAAAGAACCACCGACAGTCTTGAAGTCGCGGAACATACGAACACCGTCTGAGCGACGACGAACACGCATGTCCAGCTTTCCCTGAAGAACAACTTCGCCATCAAACAGTGGCATCTGGATAATTTCTTCAGTAGAAATCATTTCAAGGTCAGCATCGATACCCTCGCTGTCCATCCACTCTAGGTAGCCCTCAAGCATGATGCGTCCAAGTTCGGCTTCCGACTCAAGGTCAGTAGTATCGCGATACTCTTCAATCATGGTCTTGCGGTCTTGCTCAACCAAATCGGCATAAGCATCTAGGAGAGGCTTACCTGTCGAGTAATACTGGTCGAGTGCTTCGTGGACACGAGAACCCAGTGCAAGAGCACCAGTGTAGTTCTGTACCTTTGGCATCAAGCGGCGGTAGTAGTTCAACCACCACTTGCGGCGACAATCCTTGAACACCTGAATCTCCGAGTTGGAGAGGGTGTAAGGCTTTACTTCTTTAGTAGTTTCGTCATTCATATTTATAGTTTACCAGCCTTGTCGTCTTTTAGCAAGCTCAAAAGCTTATCTTTATCTTTAACAATTTGCTCGAAGTTATCTGCCTTGGTTTCAAGAACCTGAAGCACACGTTCCTCGATGGTTCCTTCAGTCACATAATCCATAATGATTACAGAGTCGTGAATCTCGGAACCAATGCGGTGAATGCGGTCCAACGCTTGCTTGTGGTCAACAAGTGACCAAGGGCGCTGAAGCATTACCAAACGGCGACCAGTGGTTAGGGTTACACCAACACCACCAGCCTGAGCAGTGAATAGAATCCACTTGATGCGTCCTGATTGGAAATCATCAATAGCTTTCTGACGCTCGTCCTCAGACTGAGCACCAGTGATTAGACCATGTTCAATTCCAGCTTTAGTCATGCGGGCACTCAACAACTCAATAAGCTGTCGAGATACAGCGCAGACTGCAACTGAATCATCTCCAAAGTCACCCTCAGCAATATCTTCCATCAGAGCATCAACCTTACAGGATGGCTCTGACAAAGTATAGATAACTTCCCCAGTAGCCTCGTCAACGCTGCTCTCCACAAACGAGCTAGCAAACTGATGCAGACGAGTTGTCTGGGTAAGCACGCTAGGAGCGACTACTGCATCGCCACCCTCAAGTTCGGCAATCATCAAATCGCGCATCTGGTCATAAGCTTTTTTCTGCTTAGCGGACATTTCGATGTCGCGACGCTCAAACATCATCTCAGGCAACCAAGGCAGCACGCGAGCTTTTAGCATACGACGCATGTGCGGGTCGATGGTTGCGTGGAACTCTGCTTCCATAGCTGGCTTTACACCAAGAACCATCATTCCACCAAAAGCATTGAGCATCGTATCTACCATGCGGTCAATCCAACGAGTCTTGCTCGGCCAGTCATTGGGGCTAATCCAGTGCAAAATGGACCACATGTCTAGAACGTTGTTTGCCACTGGAGTACCAGTTAGGGCAAAACGAATCTCGGCATCGCCAGACGCTGCCCATAGAGCGCGAGTCTGCTTAGACTTCGGTTCCTTTGAGCGGTGAATCTCGTCAGCAATTACAGCCTTGAAATCGATATCATTCAATTCACGTTTGTGAACCTCGCAGCGGTTAGCTGAAATCTTTTCATCGTGACCACCACACTCTGGGCAGCGTGCAAGAGCAACTGAACCATAAGGAGCTAGTCGCGAGTGTGAACGCAACGACTCCCAGTTGACCACAAAGACGTCAACGTCTTCTTCTTCGAACTGCTTGCGACGCTGAACAGCGGAACCCTTGATTACCTGAACTTTTACCCCTGGATACCACTTCTCGAACTCACGTTTCCAGTTCTTTTTCAAAGTGTTAGGGCAAACTACAAGTGCAGGAAAAGCTGGCTCACCATTGTCATTAAGCTTCTTTAGGGCACGGATAGCTTGAGCGGTCTTACCTAGACCTGGCTCATCCGCCAGCAAAGCACGCTTAGAGGTCGCCAAGAACTCCACACCAGCACGCTGGTGAGGGAATAGGTCTTGGTCACCCTCTCCGTCAGGGAGGCTCTCAAGGTCGCGTAGAGCCATTGCTGGGTCTACTTTAGTGGCCTTTTCATTCATAGCCCAGGCTGCAAGAGCAGGGCCAATTTCTAGGTCAGTGCGGAATGTTGAGCGTAGAGCAAGACAGGTGGTCCAGCTTAGAGGAGCCTTCCACTTGGTTGTCTTAGAGTCGTAGGTTGCGCCTGGGAGACTCTTACAGAGTTCTTTGAAGCGCCAGTCTACGGAAATAGAGATGTATGTACCCGTTTCATCGAGGTCTACATTTACAGGCATTGTGCCTTCCTTTCGTCGTTATAAATACATACTATCACAAAATCTGATAGCCGTGTTGTTTTTTGATAGTATCTCCAAAAAAAGTTTTTTTATTGAAGAAGCTTTGTAGGTTTCCAACCTGACTTAGCCAATCTTAGCAAACCATGACGAATGCTGTCAAGTGCATGTCCTTCGCCACCTTTATGCCAATACTCAAGTTTTTTTATCTTGTCATTGGTAAACATAGCTTTAGCATCAGCAGGAGATTGAAAGTAGATGTCATCTGGCTCGCGTCCATTGTCCATCATTATCTGCTTTAGGATTCCAATTTGCTCAAGCGAATACGGCGCTTGAGAGTTACGGACGGTCTGAGCATTGATGGTAAATCGTTCACAGACAATCTCAAGAGTTACACCCGTCATTTGAGACAGATAAAAAGCGTCTCGAATAGGTTTAGCATATTCATTTTGCTGAGCTTCAATGGACCAGAGCATTTCTGGTTCTTTACCATCTTCCCAAGAAAAAAGACAAATTCCGCTTGC